CGATGAGCGATACACCTCTCCTCGGTCCGCCCGAAGAGCTGCGACCCGGAGACCGAGACGCCCGCGAGTAGGTCCGATGGTGCAGCGAGCGCACCCGTGCCGCGCGATGTACCGACACCTGCGCTCGCGAGCGCCGCTGTTGTCGCAGCCAGCGCACCGCTGGTGCTTCGCGATTGCGAGATGCCACCCGTGCTCGACATCGTGCGGATTGGCGCGATTAGTGCGGCGGTGCCAGCCGATGCCGACACACCGGCAGCATCGAGATCGGCAACCGATGATGTCAGTGCGCCAGTGCCGGTAGCTTCCGGCACCTCCGGTGTTGTGACTTCGCCAACGGCATCGAGGCCAGAGACATCGGCAACCAGTGCGCCGGTCGCATTCCAGCTTGCTGCGCCAAGGCCATCGAGGTCTGCCGATGCATCGACAAGTGCTGCGGCGGTGCTCTCCGACTTTGAGGTGCCAGCGCCGCGCTGCCCTGTGACCCTGACCGCAGCCAGCGTGCCCGTACCTGTTACAGGCGCGGGAGGACCAATCGAGCGAACTACATATTCGTTGTACTTAAACGTCCCCCCGTCATTGATGACGTAAGGGAGAACAACATCGTTGCCGCGCTGGTAGACCTTGGCGTCTTTGGAAATTCCAGCGTCTGAGCTGGCGTTCGTGTAGGCCACCACTGCGATATGACTAAACGTCGCGCCGGAATCCGTGGACTTGTAAACATGCAAGTCATTCGGGGCACCGTAGTCGGTGAGGATGATATAAACATCGGTGTCATCTACGAAGGTGCGAGGCCAGCGTTCAAAAGCGCCCATCGAAGCAGTCACTGTCAGCGTCGGCGTGATGCCGCTAACGAAGTTTCCGCAAGCGGCGGAGTTGCCGCTGTTATGCCGCCCGACAGAGATTTTGTAATCGCCAGCACTGCCGTATCTGACAGCGTTTGATGATGTCCAGACCTGCACGTTGCCAGCGAACGCAAGTGTCGTAGCCGTCTGCAGCGCCGTAGTGAGGGCACGCTGAGACATGCTGGTGCCAGCATTCCATGTGAAGTGAACTATCTCAGTGCCGCTAACCGAGTCGCCAATCACAGAGGCGGGACAGGTGTTATCAAAGGCTGTGTTGGCATCAACCCTGACCGCCGTTGCCCAGACGCCAGCGGTGCTGCGGATACGATAGTACAAACGACAGTAGGGCTTGCCGGATGTGTTGGTTGACAGACCGTTATAGAGCGCAATCACTTCGCCGTTTGAACGAGCAACGACAGAGACACCGTTCGCTGAAGCGATGCCTGTGCCTGCCATCGATACGGCGGATACAAGAACCTCGTTGCTGAATGCCCAGCTATCAGTCGCCGCATCCCATCGCGCGTAGCGAACATCGTTCGATGATAGAGAGCCCGACTGCCCATACAGTACGTGGATGGTGCTGCCGACTTGATACGCCGACAACTGAATGATCGGCGTGTTGCCTGTCACGGGTAGGCTGGTCACTATTGACCAAGATGACGAGGGATCGGTCGCCTTCAATACGCGAAGCGTTCTTATCTCAGAATCATCAAAGCCAAACAGATAGTAGGCGTCGGAGGCTGTGTAGAAATTCGTCCGGTGGTCGAACGGTGCCGAGCTACGCGATGACAACAGCGCCGGATTGCTCCCGGCCACCATCGTGTAGGCGACACCGCCAGCATAATCATTGCTGGTGTTGCCGTGCATCATGATGGACGAGCCAGCACTGATCAGCCCAACATAGAAGATGTAGGTGTAGGCGTTGCCGCTGATGAGCGAGACCGGCGTGCTGAAGTGATAGACGTATTCGGTAGCCGCCGTGCCAACCGCCATACTGGCGATCACATCGCTGGTGCCAATCACCGCTCCGTTGTTGTTGCCCGACCTGATCTGGACATAGCTGTTGCTGAGTGTGCCTGCGGTACTCGGAAAGCTGAAGTAGATACCAATGTCGGTCAGCGAATAGGATTGTGCCGGAGTAAAACCCTGCCCGCCTATCATTGGCCCGGCGGGATTGGCGACACCGTAATTGCTGACTTGGCTGGCCGTGGTCTGATCGACCTTCGACAAGCTCGTCTTGAACGGCCCAACCGGCGCGACCGTTGTCGATAGGCCGCTGATCGTTACCGGGAGGGCCATCTTAGAACTACGCTGGTGCGGCGTAGGTCAGCGATGTCAGCGACACCTGTTGGCCAGCACTGATCACCACTGAGTTCAACTGGATGTCGCCGCCACCACCTGTCGCGGTGACCGAGCACAGCACGATGGGCGTGGCGTTGCCTTGCCGCAATTCAGCCTTGGCGATAGTGCCGCCCACCGCGTTGGTGTCGGCAACGATGGCGTTGGCAGTTGCTACACCCGCCGCCGCTGCACCGAATGCCGGATTGGCAAAGGTCAGCGTGGAGACGGTAGCGCCTGCGCCGGTCTGCATGATCAGCTTGCCCGGCGGCGTGTTTACGTCGAGTTGGTCAACAACGAAGTCCGCGAGCGCGGTGCGGACTGCGGCGGGATGCGTGACGGCCATTCGATACTCCTATTCGTCGCTGCCGGTGACTTGCGCTTCGGGACCACCCTCGCGCACTTTGCCTTCCTTGATCCATCCATCGATCAGGTCAGTGACCGTGTCACCTTCCTGCGCCTCATAGGACAGACCCTCAACGTATTCGCTGCGGGTCTCATCGCTGAAGAAGCCTTCGAGGACCGTAAATCGTCTGCCCATGTCTCTCCTCCAAAATCACATCTGCCCACGTGTAGCCATCCTTCCACGAAGATGTCTCGTCAATCGACGCCGACATCTCCGGGTAGGGATGCTCGACAGGGGCCTGTCGGCCCGTGCCACTCAGCAACTCTCCGACGTAGTAGTTCACGCCGGTTCGTCCTTATCGTCCTCGTCCTCGTCCTCGTGACCGGCCTTCGCCTCATCGATGGACTTCTCAATGTCCTCGTCGGGATCGCGCACCTTGCCATCGGCAACCCATTGCTCGACCACGTCTGCGGGTGCTGTTGCATCCACCTCGTAGATCGCGCCCTGTGCGTACTCGGTGCCGGTGTCCTCGTCGGTGAACGTCTCGTTGACGATGAACCGCTTCATCACTCCTCCCATTCCTCTTCCTCCTGTTCCTCTTGCTCCACTATCGGAGCAAACCGCTTGTCCCCAAACGGAATGAAAGCACACCGACAATTCGGATGCGCCGGTATCAAATCACTAGCCTCATCGATTTCATAGGGACCATCCGCAGCAATATCTTCGCAGTCTTGGCAGACCTTGTCATCGCCAGCGGTGAGGACGTTGACCAGTTCTGGCTCGGCTTGCTCGGCGGCTTCGATGGCGATCAGCACCGCACCCGCTGGCGGGAAGGCTGCAGCCAAGATCGCTTCCTCGGCAGAACGCCCACGCCGCGAGCGCCGCAGCTTGTTGGCCTTGACCCGGTTGCGCACCGTCGCCTTCCGCGTCTTGGCGTCGGCTAACGCAGCCACCAGACCACTGTGATGATGACCACAAGCCACGCTATCGCGTTGCACAATAGAGCGGCGCGACATCCACTCCGGATCGATTCCGACTTGTTCAATACCCACACTCTTGTAGCCGAGGAGCTTGCCCGCGTTGACCGCGCGAACCACCCCTGTGTTGACCATCAGGTTGAGGCGCAGCCGCGTGATCTTCTCGATCACCTTGCGCACCTCGCGCATCACCGTTTCCGGCTTGACCTTAATCTCAATCGCACGAACCAAGACCCGCAACAGCCTGCGCTCGGTCTCTCCCGCAATTCCCCGTACCTCAATCGAGGCCGCGCCCGAGTGCAGCCGTGACACCTCGGCAGGATCGACGTGTCCGAGCGACGTGCGAAGCTCGGTCTCAACGAGGGATAGGCCATGCTCGACCGCCTTGGTGATCAGGTTGTGCGGCCACTCCACCGGCATCATCAGGGTTTGCTCGATGATCTGCGCTATCGATCCTTCCGCACGCGACAGCTTGAAGGATGCCGCCGCTTCCCAGTTGATGAACCCGATGGGTATCGAGGCGGCAGGCTCGCGCAGTCCGGCGACATCGTACTCCTGTATCGCCTGACGTAATTGCTGACCGGCGTTGAACACACGCCTACTGACCAGTGCGCGACCATGCCTGCGCAGTCCTGCGCTGCGCGTTGGATCACGCCTGTCGCTCACTTCTTCTTGCCCATGATCTTGTTGGATCGAGCGATCTGCTTCTGCCTGCGGTCCTCGTCGTACTTCTTGCTGTACTTGTAAACCGGATCGAGCCAGTGCGGTAAGCCTTCCGCCATCTCCATGCCGAGGATATCGACCTCGATGCTGGCCTCGACTTCCTCGTCAACCGTCTTGGGTTTCTTTGCCATCTCACGCCGCCATCTTCACGTCGCCAATCCGTGGTGCCTTCTTGATCCACGCGTCCCATTTCTTCCACGCGGTGCCAGCAACCACAACCTCCTGTTCGCTCTTGACGTTGATGCCGTAGGCCGGGATCGAGATCGCGGCGGTGCGCGGCATCAGGGCGCGTAACACGATGCGGGTGTCATCACTCGACCAGCCATTGGCAATGTCGGCGTTGAACGTGGTCGATGCTGCGCCGTTGCGCACCACCTTCAGGTTCGACACCTTCTTGTAGCCGCCTTCCACTTCGTGGCTGCGCACGGCCTCTTCGTACTTGTCCGGATCGAGGACGATGCCGCGATAAAGCTCAAGCTCGTTGAGATCGGCCTTCTCCAGCAGGAATTGCGTGGTCTCCCACTTCGCACGCACATAGGCCTTGATGCCATCGTAGCCGCCGGTCGATGTGTACTCCCTGTCGGCCTTCTTCCGAATCTTCTCCTTGTCGAGTTCGATCTTGCCGCCGCGCCCTGTCTTGGGATTGAGACGGCCACCCAGTTCATCGGCAACCGCCACCTGCAGCAACTGGCCTTCCTCCGATGTCGAGGATGCCTTCCACGCTACCCACAGTTCGTTGTCGATGCGCCTGATCGCCTGCGCAGGATCGACACCGGCACCAAACTTGACATCGCGCTCCTTCATCACCACCGCAGCGCGGTCGAGTGACATCCTGCGTGCGAGCGCCTGCGTTCGCTTGTAGTCCTCGCCCGAGGTGGTGTTGAGCGGATCGTACTTATTCGGAAGGCTGATGGTGCCAGCCATCGGCACGTTGCCGCCGCCTTCCCACTCGGCATACTGCTTGTCGAATTCTTCCTGCTGATCATTGATGATCGAGGTGTTGTACTTCGCCCAAGAGTACTTCTCCTCGTCGTCCATGTTGTGATCCCAGTTCTCCTGCATGTACTCCTTGGCACTGTCGGTGAAGTCAGGCGGCTCAAGATCGTCGGCCTTGCTCTCGGCTTGGGATTCAAACTCACCTATCAGCACGGTCCTGATCTCGGCACGCATCTCCTTGGTCAACAGCTTCGAGTAGTCCTTCTCCTCGACACCCTCCAGCTTCATCTGGTCAGGGTCATCGAAGTCCGAGCGCAGCCCGTGCAGGAATTCATCGTTCCACGTGATCGTGAGCTTGCCGCTGCCTTCGCCGTCGCTGTTGTAATCAAGCTCGATGGCCTGTGCCAGATTCTTCGGCGTGAACAACTGGGTGCCGTCAGGCGCACGCACGGTCTCCCACCTTGAGATGGTGCCTTCCTTGCTCTTCTGGGTGTCGCCGGGGATTTCCTCTTCGCGCTCCACGTATTCCTTCAGCGTATCTTCAAGAAATTCGCTGGGGTCCTCCGCGATCTCCGACTTGGCCTGATCGAGCGCACCGCCGCTTTCCTTCCAGCTATCGACCTCCTGCGAGACGTAGTCATCAATCGCCTTCGAGTAGTACTCCTCGGCAATCTGCGACTGCGCATCGTCACTCAGCATGTCCCATGATTCCGGCTCGGGGATGCCCTCGTACTCGCCGTGATCCTCTTCCTCGTCCTCATCGAGGTCCTCGTCCATGTCCTTGTCGATGTCCTCCCGCTCGTCGCCCTTCTCGTAGCGCACAAGCATCTCATCGAGCGCCGGTCGCGCGGTCTGGTACTCGGTCTCCAGACGGATCGCGGTCTGCTGATTCCATTCGTCACCACCGACATCAACCACCTTCGGATTGAGATCGTGCTTGGGCTTCTCGGGCTTCTTCTCGCCCTTCTCCATCAGCGCGGCTATCGCTCGCGCGTTCTTCCACACCTTGCTGCCTGCGCCACCACCACCGGGACCGAATTGCCCGGCGTTCTCCGGTTGGCCGCGTGAGTGCTTGCTCTCATCCCAATCCTTGTCGATGAAGCCATGCGAGCCATCGGCACCGTCGATGACGATGTTGATGTCGCTCCCGTCATCGTCCTCGCTGATGTCCTCTTCACTGAGATCGATGTAGGCGAGATCGCCGTTGGGGAAGATCACCTTGGCGAACTCGGCCACGTCCTCGCTGACGAGTTCATGCCTCGCGTTGATGAACGCGACCACGGCTTTCATGCCATCGATGGTGCGCTCGACAATCATGCCTTGCCCCGTTGCTCTTGCATCCACGTCTTTTTCTTGACGCCGCCGAGCATCTCATAGGCCTTGTTGAGATCATCGTAGAACGCCATCCACTCGGGCGGCGTGCTGGCGCGAGCCTTCTTCTCATCCGTATTCAGATTGTAGGCGATCTCGGACAGCGTCTCGTTGATCGCCAGCTTGGTATCGACCGTCACATACCCCTTCGGCAATCCGCCCTTGGCGATCTGCTTGGCCTCGATCTTCCAGAACCCATCGGCGTAGGCAGAGATGCCCTTCGCGCTCTGGCGCAGCTTCTCGACGTTGTCGTAGGCGATGTGCGGCTTGAACAGGTGGCGCACTGCGCTTGACTCACTGTCCGCGTCGTTGCTGACGATCTCGAACTTGTGGTGCGTGACCTCGTGCGCCATCAGCGGCTTCAGGAACGAGGGCTCATAGTACAGCGAGCGACGATAGACCGTGATGTCGCCTGTCGAGCCATCGTACTCCGCTGCGGTGCGACCCTTGGCGTTGATGGTGTAGTTGATGTTGTCAGGATCAAATCCAAAGCCCGCCGCCGCTGGCCCGATGATGGCGTGCGCCTTGATCGCTTGCTGCCACACCTCGGGCGGCGTTTTCGGTCCTGTCCCGTGCCAAGGCAGCTTCTGCTGTTTCAGTTGCTCCGGTGTCAGCTTCGCCTGCGCCTTCTGCGCCTGCGCCAGCTTTCGCTCAAGCTCTGTCGCTCGCACGGTGCTCTTGCCAAGCCTCGACGCCTTGCCCGCCTTGCCTGCCTCGCCGCCCTTCGCAACAACCTTGTTGAGCCCGAGTATCTCCTCGGCTTCAGCCGCTGGCACGCGGCGGATGTGCACCATCGCCAACTCGTTCTTGGCCGGGTTGCCCTTGCGATACAGGCTGATCACCCGGTTGCTGACGATCAGGCTCTGGTCGCCACCCAGATTGAACTTGGCGTTGCCTCGGCCAATCTCCGTTGCCTTCAGCCCTGCAGCCTTGGCTTTCGCCATCAGCGCACCGGCCTTGCCGCGCATCACGTTGATCTTGCCGAGCCCGCCGACCTTGTCGGGGTCCTTCTCTGAGATCGGACCAGAACCGCCGCTCGACCACTCGCCCTGTTCGTTGCGCGGGTGAAGCTCCTCGCTCCACACCCCGGTCGCATCGCGCACGCTGCGCAACAGCGACTCGATCTCCGCGATGGTGTCGCGCACCTTGGCCTTCTCGGTGGCGGCTTTCTTGCCCATGCCGCCGGTCCAAAGCTCGGCTTCCTTGATCAGTTCGACAATACCGATGTCGATGCGTGCGATCTTGACCTGACGCCCATCGTTGGTGAGATCGTTGTCGGCAGCGTCGAGCGCCAACTGTCCTGCCCACGTGTGGTGACCATCGAGGACGTAGTCATCCCGAGAGATCACGATGCGCTTGTAGAACTTGCCCTCGTCCTCGATCCGCTTCATCGAGGCGGCGACCTTCTCACCCGATAGCTCGCTCTGCGATGCGCGGAGGTTCGCTGCCTTCTCGCGCCCCTCCTTGATGTCATAGCCCTGATCTTCGAGGTGCTTGACGAAGTCCGCTGTCTTGGACGCGCGGATCACCGGCATCTCTACACGAGGGATGCCAATCTGATCGGCGCAGAACAGGTTGGTGCCCTTGACCGAGACGTTGCACAGATTGAACGTCGGCGCTGCCGAGCCTGCCTCGGTCATCTCCAATGCGGTCTCACCGAGCCGCTTGATCAGCGTCGAGACCATCTTCGGCTGGTTCAACTCGACGCGGCGATCCTCGAACAGCGCACGCTGCGCATCGTAGACGTTGTTGGTGTGGATCACGCCGTTGCTGTCGAGGTAGGCGTCACCCGAGTAGCCCTTGCCGGGATGCTTGCCGCTCTTCTCGGATGTGGCGCTGACCACGCCCTTGCCCTTGAACTTGGAGACGCTCTTGATGCTCTCAAGCCGCTTCAGGAATTCCTGCGACTTCAGCGCGGCGACAACGCGCTGCGCCTTCTCCTGCTTGGTCTCTTCCTTGGCACCCTTGGCACCCTTCGGCACCTTGCCCGGCCTGCCGACCTTGTCCTTGCCGGGCTTGTCCACGTCGAAGCCGCCACCCGAGGAGAACTCTCCACCAGAGTGACCGGGTGCGGACGCGCCGCGCTCACGCTTGCTCTCGTCCCACTCTCGCGCGTCTACAATTCTCCAAGAGCACGTGCTTGCTCTAAAGACAGGTTGACCTCTTGATCCGTCAGCGAACGCCCTTCCAATCGCTCCAGCGTCTTTATGAGTTCGCTTTCCGCCGGGTTCAGCCTTTGCTTGATCGGGGCCGGTGCTGGCTTCTGCCTTTCCGGCGGCTCCTGCGGCGTTGGTTCTTGATTGCTCTTTGGCTGCATCCCAATCGTCTCCGTAGCTCGTTGACTTCGTCGGCGCTTCCCAGCCTGCCTTGTTCGCTGCACGCGCGAGAGCTTGCTCTGCACTCTCACCGTTTAGATAACCACGATGCGACATGAATACGATGTCCGGCTCGCCGTATTTGTCGAAGTCCCAACCCTCTGGCGCGTACTCGCGGTTGAACTTCATCCGCGAATCTTCCTCGAAGCCAAGCTGATGATAGAACTTCGGCAGGTGTCCATCGTAGCAGTCCAGCGTGTTGCCACCTGCCTCGATGGCGGCAACGATGGCCTTCGATGCGCCACCCTTCGGCCCGCCATTGTTGAACACGTTCTGGATGTCACCCTTGGGATCGATGCTGATCCCGACAGTGCCATCATGGTTCATGATCAGCTTGTGGCTCTTCAACTCCTCGGCAGGATGCGCGGACAGGAATTGCGAGCGCGTGGACCTGTCACGTGCGGCAACGAATTCCTCCGGTGTCGCCTTGGTGAGATCGCCCTTGCCCTTACCTGCAAGCGCCGCCGTCGCCTTGCGTGATTTCTCCTGCGGTGACGGTGCGTTACCTCCCCCGCCGGGGCCGAATTTTCCCGCGTTATCTGGTTGCCCCCGTGAGTGCTTCTCTTCCTCCCACATGCCCGCAGCATCCCACACGAAGGATGCATCATCGAGCCCGACGCACTCGACCAGTTCGTTGAACGTGTACTCGGTGCCGTCGAGGATGACCGAGGTCACCCAGCCATCGGTGAACACCGCATCGGTGGTGACGGCTTCCTCGCCCTTCTGCCCGTCCATGCCTTGCTCGTCGCCACCGCCCCCATCAGGCGGCGGCAGCAACGGCGGCACTTCACCCTCGGGCAACTCCTCCATCGCAGCGATGGCTTCCTCGATACCTGCCTCAAGGCCGGGATAGACGCCATCCTCGATCAACTGATTGACGCGGCCCTTCACCAGCGCCTCGAACGGGATCAAGCCTGTGCTCACATCAACCGCTGCAGTGTCGGCCTTCATCTTGGCCATGTTGGCCTTGGCTTCCTCGGTCATCTGCCAGAGCGAATTCCACTCATAGAAGATGTTCTCATCGAACCTGCCGAGCGCACTGCGCTGGATCGCAATGTCGAGCTTCTCCATCGCAGGCGTCAGGCGTAGCTCCTGATCAGCGCGGATGCGGTCGTAGTAGTTCTGCAGATCGCCCTCTCCGGTGGAGTTGAGACCAGCGGGAGACATGCCGACGAAACGCGTCACCGGGATGTCGGCTGCACCTGCAGCGATCTGCAGATACATCTGCAGTATCTCGGGCATCCCGGCGAAGTTGACGCCGATGCGCTGCCACTCCTCCTCACCATCGAGCACCACTGCGTTGATCACCGACTTGGCGACGTTGGCCTCGGTGAACCGCTTGATCAGGCGCGTGGTGCCTTCACTGGTCGAGAATATCTCGGTCAGTCCCGGTATCTTGACCACATCGAACTTGGCTTCGGAGATCATCGCAGCGATGGACTGTTGCACGGTGCCCGCTGCAGCGACGGCATCGTTGATCACCTGCAGCATCGGATCGCCCCAGCCAAAGTTGGCCATCGGGTCCGGCGCATCGAGACCAATCAGGCGCACCATGCGCGATGGGTGGATGTCTACGCTGCCCCACTTCCCGGTGTCATCGTGCAGCGTGTACTTCTCGGGCTGTCCGTAATACGGGCTCGCGATATCCTTGACGAGGTCCTGCACCACCAACTGGTGCGGAGCGAATACGTGGAGGAATTTCAGCCCGTCCTTCTTGATCTTCTCGGGATCAAGCTCCTTGCTCATGTCGCCATCGACGCCGATGAGAATGCAGCTTCCACCGTAGAGCCGCGCCTTGGTCAGCGCGTCCTGCAGCTTCAACTGCACGTGCAAGCGATCCTCGGTCTCCTCCAGCTTCTCGATCTGGTTCGCCTCGGCCTGCCACATCCGCCACTCACGCGTGGCATCATGCGCAGGAATGACGATGGCCTTACGCGCAATCCAATCTGTCTGGTACGAGGCTTCCAACTGGTCGCGCGACCAGATCGCTTTTGTGTAGCGATGGCCCGTCATCTTGTCGCGCCCGGCAACGCCGAGCCCGCTCAAGAAATTGGTGAAGCTGTCGAACAGATACATGCGTTATATCCAGCGGCTTACAACGTGCATTTGACAAACGCGAACTCGATCACCATCTGTGTCTCTGTCAATCGAAAGGAGCACAACGATGACAAAGCGAGAATTCAAGAAGCGAGCGCACGCTCTCTTCCTGCGCAATAACCCCGAGGCTGACATCGAGTGGGTCAAGGCGAACTTCGTGACCTACCCAACTGGCGTCAAGGGATGGTACGGCCTCTTCACTGCACGAGCGCCGGGACATCGCACCAGTACGATGGTGGTCAACGCCGACGATGATAGCATCATGATCCGATAGAGTTGATCAAGCCCTCGCAAGAGGGCTTTTTCATTTGATGATGGCCGCGATGTCGCGCTCGATCTTCTCACGTGGGCGCTGGGGGGCGAAGCCGCGCAGTAGTGCTTCAGCGTCTATGATCAGTTCGATCAACTCGACATGATCCCCTGCTGACATCGTCAGTGGCTCGACGTTCGTGGCCTTCCGCTTTAGCTCAACAAGCGCAGCCCTGATCTCGTCATCGGTCACTTGCGCTTCTTCTTCGCGGCCTTCTTCGCTGGCGGCTTCTTCTTGCTCGCGGTGCGCGATGCCGGTGCCGATGCGTCACCACTGTCGATGATCGCAACGGCAAACCAACGCTCGCCCTCCTGCGGGACGGGGTTGCCTGCGGTGCCTGACCTGAACTTGATGTGCGCAACGGCACGCCCGATGTGCTCGGGCACGATCACGCCAGAGCCCGGCCAGATGTTCTCAATGGTCACAGCGAAGCCATCGAGGTTGCACATCTCATTGAAGAACAGTCCATCTGTCGAGAATTGAAACGTGATCGGCGCTTCGGTCCACTCGGGCGGCATGGTGATGCGGACCATTGCTCCTGCGGTGACATCGACTGCGTTCGACAGCGATTCACCCGCTGCAATGGTTGGTCCGTTGATCACTGTCAGCATGTCCTGATCCTCAATGCTTCTTCGGCTGCGGCTCGGGATCGGCAATCGGATGTGTCGGCTTCGGTGCGTTGGCGATTGCATCAGCGATCTGCTGTTGCAGTTGCTCACGCTCGACGCGCAGCGCCTTGGCGAAGTTATTCCAATCGTCCTTGTCGTTGCCGCTGGCCTGCGCTGCGGTTTTCTCTGCGGCCTGTATCACCGCTTCCAGAATTGATTCCATCGTCTCACCTCTTGGTTAGCTCGTGACCGTCCTTCATCGCATCCCAGTGCGACTTGCGGACATACATGCGTAGGCTGTCGTTGCTGTTGAGCACGGTGTTGGGGCCAAGCATCGCGAGGATACCGGGAGAGATGCCCAGCTTGTTCGCCTCGGCATCGTCATCGGGGACAACGATCACCTTCACGTCCTTTGCCATCGTTCAATTCCAGTACTGCGCTCTGATCTTGCGCTGGATGTCCTCGCGGAGGAGACATGATGGATCGCCGCGCAGCACAGCCTCGATCTCGTCTATCACCTCATCGATGGCATTGATGAGCTTGTCGAGAAACTCGCCGTTGTAGTGTTCTCTCGCTCTCGCTCTTATGCGCTTGAATAGCTCGATGGACTGCACGAGGTCATCATCGGTGATCGGCGCAGTCAGCGCAGCGATACGCTCGGGGCTTCTGTCCTCATCGTCTACCATCTAAACCACCACATCACCCAGTAGCCAGCAACGAACGCGGCGAACGCTGCGGCGTAGTGCTTCCACGTCACTGGTGCGCGTAGCCAACTCACTTCTTGGTCTCCAGCACCACTTCGAGGTTGCCGCACCTCGGGCAGAACGGCTGGCCCTTGGCGAACTGGTTCACCGTGATCGCGCGGACCTGTTTGCACGCGGTGCACTGCAGTGAGACGCGCGGTTGCTTCTTTGCCATCACCCCACCCACGCAAGCGAGCGATCATACTTGCCTACGCTCTCGGCCAGCTTATTGAACGCACCCGACGCGGCATCCACCTGATCGTCATGCGTGCCTACCGGGAATTGCTCGTGCTCCTCAAGGAAGGCGCGATTCCATCCACCTGCGACCAGCGACACGTCACCGTTCTGCACTGCACCAGCATACGGCTCGGCTCTGATCTCCTTGGCCCCGGTCACCTTGTCAGCGAACGCGCCAAACTTCTTGAACCGGCGCACGCTGGCCTCGGCGCTCTCCTTGCCACCTGATCCCGGCTCTTGCTCGAACCAGATCGAGTAGCGTTGGCACGTGGCCTTGTCGGACTCCGCTGCCTGCATCAAGCGTGCCTCACGCTCGCTCACCGGCCACTGTCCCCTGATCACGTCCTCGATCACGGTGCCACCGTCGCGCATGTCATGCATCAGTACGGCTGCGGTGTAGTCCCCGCTCATGTCTGAGCTTGCCTTGTCCACGTAGCGGATCGAGTTGCGCACCTTGCTGCGGTCGAAGCTACTGATCACCTTGAACCGCTCGGTGGGGAAGGTGTCGCCACCTGCGGCGATGGGTGACTGCTGATAGATCGATTGCCAGCCTGCGTTGGTCAGCACCTTCTTGCGCTGGTTGAGGAATTCCAACGGCTTCATCTCGGGGAATAGCGGCTCGCCCTTCCTGCGGAAGCGTTCGTTCTTGGTGGCCACGGCGGCGTAGCGCAGCACGCGCGTCTGCGGGAAGTGCTCGATCCATCTCCCCAGTGGATCATCCATGTGCCAGCGCGTCATGATCATCAGCAACCCGGCCTTGTCACTGAAGCGGCCAAAGAAGTCATCGGTCAGCCAACTCCACGTCTTATCGCGCATCACCTTCGACTGCGCCTCGGCTCGTCCCTTCATCGGGTCATCGATCACCCCGAGGTCGAGACCCATGCCGTTGATCTGGCCCATCACGGTGGTGTTGCGGAAGCTCCCGTTATAGCCGACGTACTCAAGGATCGTACTGTTGCGCAGCCAGCGTGCGGCGGTGCTCGATGCGCTGGTGTCATTCAGCTTGGTTAGCTCGAACACGTCCTTGTATCGCTCGCTGTCGTAGATGCGCTGCAGCGAGAGGTTCACCTTCACACCAAGCTCGTCGGAGTAGCTTCCAAAGATGGTGCGGATGTTGGGGTCCTGCCCTGCCACCCACGAGATGAAGTCGGTGACCTGTTCTGTCTTGCCGTGCTGCGGTGGTGCTTGGATCACCATCGTCGGGCGCTTGCCCTCGGTCATCTCCTTGTAGAACCACTGCAGGTTCTCAGCGAGGTGACGCTGCCACCACGTCTTGACCATGTTGGGCCGGATCACGCTGCGGTAGGCGTAGAACTCACGGCGTGCGGTGGCGAAGCCAAGCTCCTTTAACTCCTGCTGGTCGCCTTCATTGAGGCTCGTCTTTTCCGGTGGATATTGCACCATGTTCTTCGAGCACCTTGGTCAACTCATCTGCCATCGCCACGACGAGGTCGATGTCCATTTCCTTGTCGCTGTTGCGGTCATGGGTGTAGCCACGTGCCAGCGCCTGCATGATCTCATCCCGCGTCAGGCTCGGCATCGTCATCATCCTCCTCGATGTCGAGCGGCTCTGGCTCTCGCATGGGCTCGGGATCGTTTTCCATGATCTTGAACATGATGTCCATCGAGATGCCACGGCTGGCCAGTTCGCGCTTCACCTCTTCCACTGATCGGTAGGTGGTGCGCTTGGGCTTGTCCTCGTCCAGCGTCTTGGCTTCGACCTGTAGCGGGATCACCCGGCCCAGCAACATGCAGAACGCTCTGAGGTCCTGCTGTGCCACCTTGCGCATGAAGCCCACCAGCTTGCCGGTGCCTTCACCATCCTGCCCTTCGATCTCGGCTGCGAGCATGATGGCATCCTTGAGGATGCGGGTGTGCTTGTTGATGCCTCGTCTGCGGTCCCTGCCGTCACCTTTGCGGAAGCGATTGGGGTATCGCATCGGCACTACGTTGCTTTCGGCGTCGCTGTTGTCAGTGGTGTCCGTTGTGTCTGGCATCATGTGCTCTCACATTTTGTGATGCAGCTTCTGTCCGGCACTACCGTCACTCCACGCTCCCGGTGTTTTCAGGAGCGATTAGCTGCGCACGTGTGGTCCCTGTTTTATCTCAGGAGACCCGTCGCTAACTCAACTCGACCCAACGTCTCTAATAGAATCACCTCCCGCTGTCGAGAGGTCTGGCCTTGGTATATCCCGCGCTTCCCTGCCATCAATCCGCCGGTCACCTGCACCTGTTGGCCCTTGGTGAACATGCTGCGCTTCAACTCGATCAGGCCGTGGTGCTCGCGTGCTTTCATGTTGGCAATGAAGTCATCGGGTAGTCTAGCTGGCTTGTCGCCGTTCATGAGGATTGTTGTGACGCCGATGGTGTTGAAGATGCGCTGCCATTGTCCTTCGATCCACACGAACAGGTAACGAGGGAATAGCCATCGCGAGGTGTGCACCTTCTTGCCACGCGTGACGCGCACGATCTTCTCGCGTGGTGCGTAGACGGTGAAGGCTTGCCGCTCGATGTGCTCGATGGCCCTCCGCTCGCAGGCTGGCTGAGATTGGATCACGCTCCAATACATCCGCCTTTCCCCCGACGCGGTGAATCACCTTGGCGCACACGGTGCCGCCAGAGGCCGAATCCGTCAACCCTGTACTGAGGTGCAATGTGCGGCTCTC